TGGGGTTCGACAGAGGTTGGTGGTAACTGCGTAAGAAAAGACGGTGGTCAGTATACGTTTGAGTGGCTTTGTGCAGACACATATGGTACAATAACGTTAGCACAATCTGACAATATCAAAAACTGCTACACCTGCTTCCTCAAGAAGTTCAGTGACTGGACATGGGAACAAGAGAAAAGACTAGGCAAACGTGAAGACCCAAAGTATATCACATGCCGTAGATATAAAAGAGTACAAGCAAAGAATGGACAGCAGGTCTGTTTGTACAAGGGAGCAAACGATACATATACGCTAGTGGTAGAAGGACAATGCCCAACAGAGTACCGTTGCAGATATGACCCAAA